TGAAACAAAACCATGTACCTTGTACGTGCTTCGCTGCGGGTTAAAAAGACGATATGTCAAAACATCTTACAAAACCCGAAAGGGCAAAGAAAAAAGGCACTCACCGTTTGCCGACGGTAAATGCCTAATTGGAGCAGGTATGTGCGTACCTGTTACATCCAATTTCTATAGCTATTATACAGCTACAGCAGTTGGGAGTCAAGTACCTAGTGTGCTATAAAACGCGCATTGGGTACTTTTTTTTATGCAGACGGACTAAAAGCGATGTAATTTTTTCATATCGGAGAAGGATAAGGAAGGGATATGACTACAAAAGGGTAGTGTCGTGAAAACTATCCTGTCATACGAACAAAAAACCTACGCCAACGTGCCTGATCGGAAGTGCCACAGGCGTGAGATCGTAGTAGTGTTGAACAGGTATATCACTCAAAAATAACCTTGCGGGTTCCGTCATGAGGACTTGTCGCCCGTATATAACTCCGTTAGAGGGAGCTTGTAGCTTTCTCGATGCGGTAGGGGTGCAATTCCCCTATCTGATGCCGTGGATTTCATCTCTGCGGCTAAACCGTCCTGTGATGCGCGTGATGAGCGCAGATGAGGCAGGCTACCGAAGCATTTAGGCAATGCGACTGATAAAGGCAGACCGAGACAGTACGAAGGAGTAACTATGCCCATGTGGCTGTGTAACGGCGAAACTACGGTGACGCTGAAACTAAGCTGCACGGGTTATTTTTATGTTCGATAGGTAGTAAAAGCGACGACAGCGACCGACCGACTGGCCTACAGCCATGCGATCAAAACTGTGACGTTCCTGCGCTTGGATTCTTTTTTTGCGAAAAAGTTTCCGTAGGGCAGGGCTTCCTCTGCTTCCCTCTCTCCTAGCCTGACATAACTCGGTTCAAACTGCAAACACATTCAGTAAAATTGAGACGTATGGTCTATGTTAGTTATGAAGATGCTGGACAAAGCATAGTGGCTATAGAAAATGTAGGACGTATCGAAGAAAGACTTGCATACTTGTGACTATCGAGCTATAATCATCGAGCGTAATCGAGCTATATCGCGCGGAATCATGGCGAGAACGCTAGGAAACGTGGGTTGGTGTATGGTATAAGCACAGAAAGGGGAATAGGTCAAATGAACCTGCTTTGGGTTTATGAAAAAAAGAGTTATGCTATTTCAAAAGAGAAGGTGGAAGAGTGGCTGACTAATGCTTTTCCGGAGCTGTTAAAAGTGTTGGGTGTCAAAGTCTACGGCTTAGACGGTGAGCACGTTGATTTTGAAGTAAAAGCAAAAGTACAAGAAGAAAAGTAAAGAAAGAGGAAGGATAAGTATATGACAAAAGCAAAGAATCTTGAAGAAATGTTGCGTGCACCGTTCTCGGCATCGGACTTGGAATGGCGAATCGGAAGAACGATTAAGGGAGATAAGGCTGTTATGCTTCCTTATGTGACTGCTCGGGGAATCCAGAACCGCCTTGACGATGTGTTCGGCGTTGCGGGATGGAGCGCGTCCTATGAGGTTGTTCCGGAATACGGTGTGATTTGCACGATTACTTGCGACGCGGACGGAAAAGAAGTCAAAAAGAGTGACGGCAGCGGATTTACACAGGTTGAATCTCTCAAGGGGGCGATCAGCGGAGCGCTCAAGCGTGCAGCAGTACAGCTCGGCATCGGACGGTATCTGTATAATCTTCCCGATGTGGTAGTCAACTTGAGCAATAAGCGTTTTTATGGCACGATCACGCTTCCGGACGAGTTCTTGCCAACGAACGAGCGCACGGGCAATTCCGATGTAAAAGTGTCGTATAAGAAGTCGTATAGGGCTGAGTCCAAAGGGGCTGCTAAGGAAAGCATTGGCTCTGGCGAAAACCATGCGAGTAAAGGCGAGTTGACTCCTGAGGTAGAGAAAGCCCTCGATTTTGTGGTACAGCATGACAAGTACAACGAAGGAAAAAAGCTGCGTGACGTGTGGGATAAGAGCATCGTCTTCTTGGCAAACGGCAAAGGCGAACAGGCAGAAGCGGCAAAGATCGTAGCACGCTATAAGGGATTGCTGTAATACGCCGTAATACATGTCAAAAACGTGCATATAAGGGCTGTATTAGAAATATGTATAAACATGTTATCTTTTATAGCCTCCATGTACGCGTTTGTATGATGTAATTTCATGTGTTTCTTCGATGAGAGTAAAAAACGTCAAAATATGTGATAGATATACGCTATTTATAAAATATATTATATAATACATCATAAAATGATATATAAATACATATAAAAGGAGACTGATAAATACATCGTGAAAATGCCGAAAAATATAAAAGAGTTCTTGAGTATGAGCTTTAAGCAGCAGGTACATATATGTGCTGTAATGTGGCTAAGTGCAAACGGGATAGCTCCATTTCACAATGGAAAGATAAGCGGCAAGTATTTTGTGGTCAAAGCATATCTCATGAAGGTGCCCACGCAGACGATAAAGAACATCGCGATCATGTTTATGGAGTCTCCGAGGCCGTGTGACATCAACGAAATGATCCCGTATGCCAATAATTATGTCAGAGAGAAACAATCTGAAAACGCAAAGGTTATGGCAAACAAAATCACATCGAAGAAAGAATACGACATAGATTTGATGGGGTTCTTGAATGACAAGTAGGGGGAGGGATAACGCATAGACGTAAAGACGTTGGTTAGTCAAGTAGACTTGGTTGATTATGCCGAGAAGTTTACCGATCTGACAAAGCAAGGGAATGTATATCGTGGTGTCTGTCCGATATGTAAGCATGACAACAACACAGAGTTTGCTGTTTATGACCATAAGACGTACCACTGTTGGGCTTGTGGCAGCGGAGGCGATGTCATCAATCTGATTCGCGATAAGGACGGTATGGACTTTTACACTGCGGTCGAGAAACTTGCAGATGAGATGAATGTAGACATTGCAAGAGATGTTGGGTACACAAAACGCAAGGAGACAGTGAATCTCCGAGAGCAGAAAGCAAAAGAGGCTCACAAGAGAGTGAATGTGGTCAAAGACTACCTGCAAAAAGAGAGAGGCCTTTCTTCCGATTCGATAGACTATTTCATGTTGGGTGCAGACGGCAATGGCAACGTAACCATACCTTTCGTGGACGTAAACGGTCGTTATGTTGGTTGGGCGATTCGTAGGTTTGAAGGCAATCCGAAGTATCTGACGAATAAGAACGATGAAATATTCACAAAAGCAGAATACCTATATAACCTTCGTGGGGCAAAGAAACTGTTACATAATCAGCTTTACCTCGTTGAAGGCTTTTTTTGTGCGATGAGTTTGCATCAGATCGGCAAGGCGGCTGTGGCATATAATTCCTCGCAGCCATCGAAGCAACACTTACAGCAGATCGGAGAACTTCAAAAGGTATATGAGGAGCTTACGGTAACGATTGTTCCCGACAATGACGGAGTGGCATATCCTTTGATTGAAAAAGTGCGGAAGAACGTGCTGCGTTATGCTCCCAATCTGCCTGTAGAGATATTACTCCTTCCGAACGGCATAAAGGACGTAAATGAATATTTTGCCAAAGGTGGAACATCTGAGGGCTTTGACTCATTGCCCAAGATGTCGATGGACTTGTTTGTTCTTATCGGAAAGTTGAACAAATGTGCAAGCGTTGTGGCAGAGCGCAAGGTTGTTGAAGCATATACGAGGTCAATCCGTGACAATTTGTCACTGTTTCATATAGCCGATTATCTCTCCGACAGGTGGAAGGCAGACAAAAAGGCCGTGCAAGATTTCTTGAATGTATCTATGGACGGGGTATGTCTCGAAGAAGACTTGAAAGACCCAGAGACTTGCATGACAGAAACTATTCAGATGCTCAAAGAACCTGCTATGCAGTACGGCGTGCCAGTGCTAGACGAAGGTATACGCGGAGCAGGAAGACGCAAGGACGTTACTATCGTGGGGGGACAAAGCGGAACCGGCAAGACGTTTTTTACCGTTGGAATGGCCGCAGATATGGTGGTCAGACAGCGCAAGAACGTTGTGTTTTTTTCTATGGAAATGAGCGCAGGGGCATTATATGAGCGAGTGCTTGGCTATCTGTTGCAGAAAAGTTCCGACACTGTTGACGCAATGCTGCTTGCTCGTGACGAGTTGGTTCTGAATGTGCTTGAGAAGTTGCAAGACCATCTCTATGTAGTGGATAAAAATGGGCTGTCTATGGAGGAGATTGATAAGTACGTCAAGGAAGCCAATGCGAAGAAGTTTGATGGAAACCTCGACTGCATCTTCATCGACTATATTCAGTACATGAAGGGCATGAGTGTTTATGAGACGTTTGCGGAGACTGTCAAGGGACTGAAACCGTTGGCAAAAGACAACAACATTCACGTCGTAGCTCTCAGTCAGTTGAACCGTGAAGCAAAACCTTGGGATAAGCCAGACATGGGAAAGCTCAAAGGCGGCGGCGATCTTGAGGCTTCTGCCGACGAGATACTGCTTATGTGGAGACCGGGGCTAGACCCGATGCTAGTTCCGGAAGAGATGGCTATGAAGAAAAATGTAGTCATGTTGGCCGTAGGTAAGGCTCGTCATGGAAGTCAAATCGAAGAAATAGAGATGGTTTTGGATAAGGATTCAAGTCGAATCAGACTACCATAAAAGGGGTGAACGAAAATACCGTACAACAAATATATATGCCCAGACGGGCGCACTTGTGATATATCGAAGTGTCTTGAGAAGTGTCGTATTCCCCATATGTTCGATGCTAATCGTTGTTTATCTCACCGCACATTGACGGCTATTTCCGAACAGAGAGCTTGGACAGGCAAGCCAAGTGCTACACAGCTACTTAGTGGCACAAGAGAGGAATACCTCAAGATAAAGAAGTTGTATGCCATTGATCCGCAGAACGCTATTTTTGCCATTTTCGGTACAGGATGTCATGCGTTTCTTGAAGGTTTCATGGAGAACGACAAGATGATTGCAGAGAAACGATTGTCTGACCCAACGGGAACATATACAGGGCAGTTTGACTGCTACGATGGCAAGCGTCATATTCTCTACGATGTGAAGACCTACGGGAGCTATAAAACGGCAGCGACTATGGGTTTGGTCAAGCATAAAGAACCCGTGATTGGCTCTGACGGAAAGCAGGAGAAGTGGAAGAACGGCAAGCTGAAATATCGGACATGGTTTACTATCGGACATCGCTCTTGTTTTGACGTGGCCGTGCAGCTTAATGCTTATCGAATCATGATAGAGCACGTGGGTTATCCTGTTGATGATATGCAGGTGGAGATTTTTACTCGCGATGCGGGCACATTCAGTGCGAGAGATCGTGGAGTAAACACCAACATGCAGCTCGTGAGGATTCACAAAATCAGCGACAGATGGATTCAAGGGTTCTTCTTAACAAAGGCAAATCGACTGATTGATGCAGTAGAGAACAACGTATTGCCTCCTCCATGTTCGTATCGGGAAAATTGGGGTGGACGCAAGTGCAAGGACTTCTGTGCTGTGTGGAGATGGTGCGACAAGGGGCGTGAGGCTCATAAAGACGACAGAAACAATAGAGCTTGAAAACGCATTGATGGAAGAAGTGCGCGTCAATGGTGGCTTCGGTTGTCCCGAGGTCACTGTTGGCTGGCATGGCAGACGTAGAGTAGACTTCGTGAAAGTCAACTGGAAAGGCGTAGTCAAATGCTTTGAGATAAAGGTATCGAAGTCGGATTTCTACAGTAAACATGGTCATAATTTTGTCGGCGATTACAACTATTATGTACTTCCAAAGGGCTTATACGATATGGTCAAAAAAGATATTCCAAAAGGCATAGGGGTTCTTGTAGGTGTTTCTCTCCGATGTGTAAGAAAGGCAGAAAAGAGAAAGGCCGTAGACAACATGGTTCTGTATGTGCTGCGTAGCCTAAGCCGCGAAGCCCAAAAGGGATGGCTGTCGAAAGATAAAGCATATTTACAGCAGCTACGGAGACAATGTGACCACTGGGAACGCATGGCCAAATCGTATCAACGTGACATAAGGGAACTACAGAGAGAGCTGAGAAAGGTGGAGATGATAAATAGAGTGCGTAGTTAAGCGATACTGCAAATCGGCAGAAAAGCGTGGTGAGTGTCGCAAATGCAAGGAATACAACAAATTCGACCGCAAGAAGTCAGAGTCACGATCGGCGATCGGCAGGAGGAACAAAAATAAGGGCAAGAAGTCTGAACAAAAATTGCTGCTGCATTTTCAACGTCATGGTCTGGATGCGCGTATTATCGAAGGCTCGGGTGCATATAAAAAAGTAAGAGAGGGAGCAGACAGCGACCTGCGTGTAACCGTGTTGGGTAAAGAGCGCAAGGTAGAGAACAAGAAGCGCATGTCGTTTGAGCGTATTCGGAATCTCATCGGAGAAAAAAAGGTGCTGTATATTACTGGTTTTTGCTATGTGATGAACGAAAACATATTCTATGACATGGTAAGGAACGGCGCATCTATTTTTAGCTCTGTTGTAGACACGGGAAGCAATAACTCTTATCCGATTCGAGAAGTATCTGACAGAAATTATGGTTGGCTGCATGGATTTTTCCAACAGGATTACGCTGATGTGGTATCTTTAGACGAGAGCTATCGCGATTTTTTATTTTGCTTACAGCCATCTTTGTTTGAGGAACTGATCGGACAGAAGGGAAGCGGTACATATTGATTTACACTTACAAGGGCAAGGAGCTTCATGGAGAAAATGGGTGGTATGATGCCTTCGATCTGTGTTATATCATCGGTTTTCATTCCCCAAGGGACACGATCCGTCGTTACGTCGCGAAGGAGAATCAGCGGGTGGTTGGCTTAGACACATACATCAACGAAGACGGAGTGTGGAGTCTCGTATTTGCGCCAACGGTCAGAACAGACACCAAGAAGGAAGTTTCCAAGTGGCTCAGAGGTTGCGTTCTTGAAGAGGGAAGCAAAAGGGCTAAGGCAACGGGCACACCCAACGAGCATCATAGCGAAGCTGTCTCTATCAAAATCGGCAGATCGGAGAAAGAAATCAACATCACAATTATGATGTAATGAAAAAATATCCGAAAAAATAAACTGTTTTATAAAAATTAGTTGACAAGCACATCTCTATTGGTTTATTATATTGCTTGTCGGTGATTTATAAACTAAAAGGAGTGGTACTGTTGGAAGCTATACAAGTGGGAATGACCACTGCTCACTATGACCCGCAAAACATGTCTAAAGAGCAGGCGATTGAACAGACGATCAGGGCACAAGAGGCTTGTGACCGAGTGGGAGGTACGCTTCGCAATTTTACGGCACATATCCCACGAAAGGGAGAGCCGTGGCGCGAAAAACTCCAAGAATACGCAAGGGCACATTTTAGAAGGGACGGCGTAGGACACGACGGAGGGAAGGCATGAGTAAAACCTTTTGCATAGCCATGAAAGAACTTGAAGATATTGCCTGTGACGTGGCATCTGACATCGCGGTACATGTTTATAAGCAGGCAGAAGATATGGGAGAGTCGGAGGAAGACGCAATGTCTGCAGCCGAAGGAGCGATAGCGATGCTGTCCGACTTCTTGGGTGGTATCAGGGAAAAAGTGGAGAACACTCCTCACCGGGATTCTCCTCGTGGGTTTATCTGCTCCAAAGAGTTTCTTCCCAAAAGAGCCACAAATGGTTCTGCTGGATATGACTTTGTTGCACCAGTTGACATAAAGATTCCTTTTGCCAGTGTGGTCAAGGTAAGCACCAACACCAAGGTGTATATGCCTTCCGACGAGGTTTTGAAGATTTATCCTCGCTCTTCTATGGCGATCAAACGGGGAGTGACCCTCGTCAATGACGTTGCCATTATCGACAGCGACTTCAAGGACACGATCGTTCTCGCTCTGCATAACAACTCCATGGGAGCCGTGACCATCAAAAAGGGAGAGAAAATCGCTCAGGGCATCTTCCAGAAGTACCTCACCTGCGGAGACGAACCGTCTGTAGTTCGCAACGGTGGTATTGGCTCTACGGGTAAGTAGTTGACCCGCTGAATTGACTCTAACGGGTACTGCTCTTTTAGAGGGGTATATGCGACAGCGGAGAAGCCGCTGAATGTTTTCGTAGAGATTGAGAGGAGACATGGATAGATGAACCAGATTAGAGCGGTTTAACACGCATTATTTAGATAAGGAACAGCGCATTAAATATAGAAATTAGCCCACGGTTGAGTATGGTTGCACAAACAAATACAAAGCCCTGGGCTTTTTCTTGTGTAAGAGGGTCGGAGGGTAGTTGCAAAAAACGGGGGGCGTGGCGTGAAAGAAAAGGAAAGGCTTATTACCGTACAACTGACAGAAGAAGACTTGCGTAACATAAGCTATGCGGCAAGAGCAAAGGCTGTTGTTGATACGTTTATTACCTTAGGTGACTTGCCAGATATATTGCAGCAGTTATGCCCTGATGGAGCACTGTTGCTTTATATGAACGACTACGATCATGACGATGATCCGGATGAAGCGTGCTTGGGGCATGGCAGTTCGTGGACATGGTTGAGTCTGATCGTGTATGGCCTAAATGCTCTCTGCGATAGAGCTAATAGGAGAGGCCATCCTTGGGCAAACAGAATTAAGGAGATTGCGAATCATCTTGAAGATGAATTTCACATCATTAATTGCCCAGACTGGAACGAAGAGGTTCTCGGGTGCTACGAGGAAGAAGTAGTTGAGCTGAAAAGGAAGATTTTAGTCTCTGTTGCTGCTATAGAAGAAAGATATGGAGACGAAAGCAAAGTAATTCTTTCTCATTTGATTGATGGACTCACCGAAGAGCTTAAAAGAATGAGCGATGGGGAAGGAAGTAAGAAGGGGGAAAATTTATGAATAAGTGCATGTTTGTCGGGCGAGTTTGCAATACTCCCGAGATAAAAATGGTTGGGGACAACGTGGTGACGACGTTTCGCCTCGCTGTTGATGGCAGAAATGACAAAACCACTTTTGTTCCGTGTGAAGCATGGGGAAAAATCGCGGAAATCCTCACTAAGTACGTGGATAAGGGTAGAGAAATCGCAATCGAAGCCCGCTTGAAGCAGCGCCAGTTTGAGAAAGATGGAAACAAGCGAACGGTCTATGAGTTTGTCGTTGAAGATTTTACTCTCATCGGGAAAGGCAAGGCTGCGAAGAATCAGAAGGGCAGCGGAGCGATGGACGACGCAAAGAATGACGCACAGGAGAACGCAAATGCTGGGGATTGAGAATGTAAAGGTGTTCGGGGCGACGGAATCATTCGTTGCCTCCGGCTACCCCATGTGCACCGAGGTCACAAGGAAGACGCGACAGCCGAAAGTGGGCACGATTGAACGACTTGCCTCTTCTCCGATCGGAAGCGGTCACGATCAGTTTTTGACTGGAATTATCGTGCAATTTAACCTTACAGCTCCTATCAAGTTCTGGACAGAGATGCAGCGTTATCACTTTATGGACTTCGTAAGCTCTCAAAGCACTATGCATCGGTTGGCTAAAATGGACTTGCTGAGCGCAGATGTGTTTGACGAGAACACGGACACGACGATTATCGCTAGGCTGGTGACGTTGCAGAACGCATACAATGCGAATCCGACAGAAGAAAATTTCCTCCGACTGGTTATGAGTTGCCCGACCGGATTGAATCTTACAGCCCGCATGACAACGAATTACAGACAGCTTAAGACCATATACAAACAGAGGAAGAATCATAGGCTGCCACATTGGCGCAAGTTCTGTGAGTTTCTTGGAAACCTCCCTAGGTGCGAATGGGTTTTTCAGTGAGGAGTGCTGTATTTTTTCCGATTTGCATGTTGATATTTTTCTTATCCTGTGATAATCTATGGGAAAGAGAACGTATGTTCGATAAAACAGATGTAGAAGTGGCTGTGGGAACGGTGGATTTCTCTGACGCGGAAGGCGAACATGAAGACTTGCTTCTGATGGAGAACGAAACGTTGGTTGAAACACCGATTGAATCACTCGAAATACCGTCGATCGAAGCATCACCGATGTCGGGAGTAAAAGAATCCTACATCATGGAAACTACGGCGTACAATGCTACGGTAGAGCAATGCGGCAAAGCAGACGGCATTACGGCATCCGGAACACACGTCACCGAAGGGAGAACGGTCGCTTGTAATGACTTTCCCTTTGGAACAAAACTTCTCATCGGAGAAAATGTGTATGTGGTTGAAGATCGTTGCGGTTACGACAACGTGGTAGACATCTACTTTGATGACCATCACGATGCTATGAATTGGGGCAGGAAAACCATGGAAGTAACTGTGGTGGAATAGAGGAGGGAACAAAAAAGTGTTCGTAGTAAACGAAGATGAAACGATGGCGGTTGCATATCATGACATTACGTCATTAAGCGTGGAGAAGCTGAATGGGTGTTATGTTGTGAAAGCAGATACATCGAATGATGCTATTGTTCTTGTGAGGTTCAAAGAGCAGCCTCGTCTTGGGGCAATCATTACTTCGATGTGGTATGAAAACATAAGGGGCGCGGCTAAGTGGCGGTACAACGATCCAACATGAAGCAAAAGGTGTCCCACAAAAAGGTTGTGTTCCTAGGAAGACCTATGACAGATGTTGATGGAAAAACCTATGATGAGAAAAAACTAAAAGACTTAAGGGCTAGGGGGAAGAAGCATGCTGCTAAAAGACGTAAAAGTTGGTGATGTTGTTCTCGTCGGAGACTTAGGGAAAGGTGTTGTTAAGTATATTGACCGGAGGAGTGTCGGAGAAGAAGTTGCCGTAGAATTTGATGGCTCGAACGAATATTTTCATGACTGCGACGGACACTGCAAGGACAAACGAGGTTATTGGTTGTACGCAAGTGACCTTGAGCTTGTGGAGCGAGGGGAAGATGCGGCTAAAAGCGACGAACGCGACGGTACGTCAGAGCATCAGAGCCACTACAAAAACGCAGCGCGGCAGCCGATTGAGTTTATGCAGGAGCTTATGACGCCAGAGGCTTTCGATGGTTTTCTTCTGGGTAACATACTCAAATATCGCTTGCGTGCGGGATTCAAGGACGATGCCAACAAAGACATCGAGAAGGCAGCACAGTACGCCTACTGGCGCGAACTGGCGCAAAAGGGAGTTACGATTGACCCTGAGCGTGATGTAGTTCCATCCGGCTTCACCTACGAGGTGGTGTAGGCGATTATGAATAACCACTTGAAATATAAGGTTGGCGACAGGGTGTTCCACAAAAAAAGAGGGTGGGGAGTTGTAAAAGGGAGTAAAGAGATTTGCTCTTGCCTTTGCTATGCTGTTGACTTTGATGAGAAGCGTCGTGATGGATTCTCATGTGATGGACTATGCAGAGATGGCCACGGGTTCTTTATCTTGGAGTTTGATCTATCCAAACATGACTCCTTTCTGAATAATATAAGGATTGGTGTCGGTGGGACGTTACATGATCTCCAAAAAGAGTGGAATAAACTCACAATGTGGGGAAAGTTCGTTTATAGCGCCCTGGCTATTTTTGTATCTCTGTCCATGTCGCTTTATATTGCGGCAGAAGGATTACCATACGACGCGTGGAAAGTTTTTGAAAGAGGCTACAAAAAGTTGTCTCACATTTTCAGAATATATAAGGAGTGATAAGCGAAGAATGAGTGATTTGAAGAATATGATTGTCGTCAAACGCGACGGCACAGAAGTTCCTTTCGATTCGGAGAAAATCCGTATGGCTGTTGAAAAGGCTTTTGTGGCTATGGAAGATGACCGCGCCAAGGAAGAGGCTGTCCGGATGACGAGCGTTGTATGCGATGACATCAGCCGTGTTATAACGCGCGTCGATGAAGGAAAAGGACGACTTCCCGATGCGAACATTAACAGAATCTCCGTCGAAGATATTCAAAATGTTATAGAGTTTGAGTTGATGGCATATTTCCCCGATGTGGCTAAGGCATATATCCTCTATCGCCAAAAGCGCACGGAAGCGCGGATGTCCAAGTCGGAGATGATGAAAAACGTCGAGAAGCTCGTGCAAGAGATGAACCACGATAATGCGAACACACAGAACAGTGCCGCATCCAAGATGTATGGCATTGCGGAAAGCGTATCGAAGGAATATTTCTTGAGCAAGATGTCGAAACGTCATGCGGAGAATCATCGAAAAGGCAGAATCTATATTCACGATCTAGGCTATTATGGCTTGACGTGGAATTGCTTTTTCAATCCGTTAAGCAAGATGCTTAAGAACGGGTTCGATAACGGCGTAGGCTATATCCGTCCACCGAAGAGGATCGCTTCTGCCGTAGCACTGGCATGTATTATCCTCCAAAGCAGTCAAAATGATATGTTTGGCGGCCAAGGATTCCTTAACTTCGACACCGATCTTGCGCCGTATGTCGCTAAAGAGCGTGAATGGCAGCGGAGCAACATGAAGAATGGTAGCGAAGAAGACGTAGAGAAGGCTACAGAGAAAGCTGTCTATCAGGCGATGGAGGCTTTCGTATACAACATGAATACCATGAGGAGCAGGTCTGGTGCCCAAGTGACCTTCTCAAGCGTGAACTTTGGAACAGACACTTCCGAAGATGCGCGAATGATAAGTCATAATCTTTTCGAGGCGTATATGGCGGGCTTAGGTAATGGAGAGAACCCCATTTTCCCGAATCTGTGCTATCGCCTTAAAGACGGCATCAATTTACATAAAGGAGAGCCGAACTTTGACATTACAGAACTGGCGATTGAGTGTGTAGGCGAACGCATACAGCCGCGTTTTGTGTTTGCCGACAGTCCTGCATACAATGGATTGAATCTCTCCGATGTGGGAACTATGGGCTGCCGTACAGCCGTAAGAGGCGACGTGAATGCTGACGAACGACATCACGGTTCAGATGCACGAGGAAATTTGTTCTTCAACACGATTTCTCTGCCTTATCTGGCACTGGAAGCAAAAAGAAGGGCAGAGTCTAAGGGGTTTAGGAGGAGCGAGCCTGACTTCTGGCACATCTTTGAAGAAGCGGTAGACGATGCGATTGCCGAACTGCTTGAGCGCTATGAAGTGGTTAAAAACTTCCGCGTAAAGGATATTCCTTTTGTCGGTCAGTGGTATATGGGAAGCGACGGACACGGCGAAGGATTAAAGCCGGACGATACTGTTGAGAGTATGGTTAAGCATGGCTCGTTGTCGGTAGGGTTCGTTGGTCTTGCAGAGTGCTTAGAGGTTCTTTTCGGGCGTCATCATGGCGAATCGGAATATGCACAAGAGGTCGGCTTGTATATCGTTAGAGCCATTCGACAAAAAACGGACGAAGCTACAGAGAAGTATGGCTTAAATTTCTCCACATTCGCTAGTCCTGCTGAGAGCGCCTGTTATACGCTTTTGAAAAAGGCTCGTGATGAATTTGGCATCGTAGAAGGAGCGACGGACAAAGAATACTTCACAAATTCGACGCATTTGCCCGTGTCGTTTGAATGTGATATGAAAAAGAAGATCGACATCGAAGCACCATACCATTTGCTTTGTAATGGTGGTCATATCTTCTACATTGAGACAGGTTCTTCTCCGAAATGGAATCCGTCGGGTGTGCTCAAGACGCTGCAATATATCGCTAAGAGCGGTATCGTATACGGTGGCTTGAACTGGCAGCATAACTACTGCAATAAGTGTGGTTGGCAGGGATCGTTAGGCAATAACGACAAAGAGCCTGTCTGCCCAGAGTGCGGAAGCAAAGACATCAAAATCACGCGAATCATCACGGGGTATTTATCCACGACAGACCACTTTAACGCAGGGAAGCTCGCTGAATCTGGTGATAGGACGGCTCACGCATGAAATATAAAAGGAGAACGCTTTATAAAACGTGCGAAAGCCCATATATGAGAATCGCGGGAATCAGAAAAACTTCCTTGCATGATGGCGCGGGCGTAAATCTCGTGGTGTTCTTTCAAGGCTGTGTCCATAAATGTGATGGGTGCCAGAACCCTGAGACATGGAGAAAAAACGGGGGCTACAAAGTACGAGTCTCTGATGTCATTAAGCAAATCGAAGAAAAGATGGGCTTTATCAGTGGTGTGACTTTTTCTGGGGGCGATCCCGTTCAACAGCCGGATGCTTTGCGTGAAATCGCTAAGTGGTGCAAAGAACACGGCTTGACGACTACGCTCTATACAGGTTATCAGATATATGACTTGTACGAGGAGTGGTACGACGAAAGGCACATAAAGTGGAGATACTTGCCGTTCATGCCCTACATTGATGTCGTGATTGACGGAGAGTTTGAGAAAAACAAAAAGGGAGATTTACCTTTTCGTGGTAGCGACAATCAATTCTTGTGGCGACGTGGCCAGGGTTACACTGATAAGCATCCAGAATGGGTTACACTTGTAGACTACGACGGATGCTTTACATTAGAGACATTCAGACCATAGGGAGGTGATAAGACTGGAAAATATGAAGCGTTATGCTGTGTATGTTGATGTGCTTATTCGGGGAACATTGGTCATTGACGCACCGTGCGATGAAGATGCTCGAATAAAGGCTTCGGATATTCTTGACGATGTTGATGAAACGAACGCCCGGAAGGTGTTTGATGACCATTCCTTCGATATGGAAATAAAGGACATGGAAGAAGTGGAAATGGACTCTGATGAGGGATATGTCTTATAGAGCACTAAGCCTTGTGAAATGGGGGAATTGTTGAAGAATGTTGAAGATGAGTTCGGAAATGTATAATGTCGTCACTTTTTGCGTCGGCGTAGTAGGGTTCCTTATTGGATGGAATCTAAGACTCCCAAGGAGATAAGTTGACCAACCTACATGTGCTTCTTTGTCGAAAGGGAAGCGAATGTTATATGGTGGTCGCGCAAGATACGCTCGAAGGAGCGATGCAGAGTCTAGGGACGTATTATGATGATGTAAAGTATGTGAGAGAAGAGCCAGATGGTTCTCCGTTCATAAAGAAATGGTGCGGAACGCGACATGTAGGGAGCAGTGTTTTGAAGCATTGCGCCTTTTATGGCCTGTTTGGCACGAGAAGAAAGAAACCGCTGCATGAAACTTGACTCTGTTGTAGACATTATGTCTATGTATGATGATAGTGAACCTTCGGTGGTCGCTGAAAGAACAATACGGAAGTATGGCATAAGTGCTTGTGAAGCATTGGCAGAGGCAGAACGTAGACAAGAAATCGTTGAGAACCTGCGTATTGTTATGGAAGCTCTTACAGAGAACCAGCGTAAAGTGTTATTGATGACTGGCGCAGGATATACACAAGAGGAGATAGGAAGAGAACTGAAAGGAGCTGGGTGTAGAAGAAATATTGGCTATATCCAAGATTCCATTCCAAAAACTCTTGAAAAGGCCGCAGATGAGGATCGCATACAGTTCTTGAGAGAAAAAATAGAACAGTTATCTGCCACATCGAGAGGAAGACACTCTAAGCTGTACGCCGATCTAAAAGAAGAACTTGCGTATAGGGAAAAGGTTCGTGAAGCACTCAAGAAGCTGATCGTATTACTTGAACCTCCTGTAAGCATGAGAGAAATGGACGGCAGCGCTTTTGAAGGAGCATATCCCTTTGAAATAGCAACGGCAGTTGGAACAGGTATAAGAGAAGCCATAGACGATGGACGCAAAGTCATGAAGCCTACGTCTAAGTGCGTGATGCCCGAATACCTGCATAATGCGTTCTGTGATAGTAATGGAGTATTTCACGGAAGCATTACCTATAAGCCTAGCTATGTCTCTCCGATATGCTGCACCTTATGTGCTAAATGTAAGCGCAAGAAAGATGTTGATGGCAGAGATGGACGCGGTGATTATGGAATAGAGCGCGTCGTAGATCGCGTTGTAGTCGCAGAACGCGAAGATGATGTTGCAGTCATCGACACGCAGAGCGATTCGGATGTAGCATAGGCCGACGTAGTATAAACCCTATATACACAAAAAGGCCCCGCGCCTCCTTTATGGAGGTTAGCGGGGCCTTTTCTTTGTTTTTATACAGATTCATTCATTTCATTAAGAGCTATGTCTATTTCTTCGATTCGGGAAAGCAGTCGTTCTTTTTCTTCCAACAGTGCTTGCTTAGATGGCTTGCGCTCGATAACTTCTACTTCCCATTCATCATTAAGACCGAGGCGCTTCTTTATCGCTTCCAGTGGCACATCGCGAATAAGAAACACCGTGCCTTCGTCTATGGTGACATGCGGATTTCTCGCGCTCCCACCAGAGCCGATGTTCCCGTCAAGCATAGAGACGGAATCTTTCATACTCTTGGGAATCCACGCGCCGGAATCACGATGAGATATTTGAGCAATCGTATATCCGAACGCGTCTCCTTCGTAAATATCGTCTTTCGCTGTGATTTTTACATCTGCCGTCTTGCACGGTGCGTCGTCTCTACCGAAGCACCTCTTCATGAGTTCTCTCACGGAATCAATCGTATCAGACGGCACTATCCAGCCAGAGGATTCTCTATTCCATCGCCCACCAATGTTCTTCATCCGTTTCGTGAACCATTCGTTGTATGGAGTACGGACAAGGCACGTCCCGTCGCCCGATGGAGTTATTGTAAATACCATTTTGTCACTCCTTCTCCTCGTTTTCCCTACTCAATTCTCCCCAAACGCTCGGTCTTCTTACATCGTAACACGCATCCCAATCGGAGAAATAGCTATCTATGTCGTTTTTATAGCGAATATCTCCGCTCAAGACGCTTTCGATGTATTCCTTTCTTGCTGGATATGCTATATACATTCCGATTTGCTCAAAACTTGGCTTCGCTTCTACCTCCACCTTTTTGTAAAGAGGGATCGCCTTAAACACGGCACAGCCACGATGGTGTTTCCATTTGTAGCTAATATAGTAGGTTTTATCCCCTATGTCAGTTACGCTTCCTTCGCCTATGATGCTCTTGGCCATGTCTTCCGTTATCTCTACGGTCATAACGCGCCTCCTTAATTAGTCTGTAGCCCACAGTGGTTTCCTTACGCAATATTGATGAATACGCCATGCGATACCTTCTCCATTCGGAAAGAACGTCTCAATAGCCCAACGAAGCTCGTGCTCACAAAGGAGCTGACCGATTCTGTCCTCTTTCTTGAAGTCGTTATACAAGGATGAGAAGTATTTGTCCATAACATAACGAGCGTTCTCGATGTCGTCTTCTTCGCCGTCTATGCTGTTTAGATAGTGGTCAAAAAACATCTTTGCTACGTCCGGCTTGCCCTTGGTTTCGGCTTCTTCGAGGACGTGCATGATTGCACCTTCAATCTTATGTGCTACCAGAAGCTCTTCAATGCTCCATTCTATGTCCTCATCGGGCAACAGGAACGAAAAAACATCATCTGCGTCTTCTTCGTGTTCTTTTTGGTGGCGCTCATGGCCGATGCTGGCAGCCTTTTCATATTCCTCAATCCATGCAAGCGCCTCATCTTTGGAGCACGACTTTGGGCTTTTCTGCCCTGTCAACGACCACACTTCATGGACGATCCCATCAACGATGCGTTTCTCGTAGAGGGGAATGACCTTCTCCGATGTGCATGGAAGCATCTCGAACGGCACTCCCAGATAGTCATGAGTGTCGGCGAACACTTTCATCCACTTCACGTTGGAGTCTGACGTCATGCGATCGACAAGAGCCTGCATGGTTTTTGTACCATCAATGCCCATAGAGTGAGCGAAGTCGCCGTCAAAACGGTCTTCCGCATACTTCTTGGGGCCTTCATACCACACTGTATATTTCATGATTATGCCTCCTATTCCTATACCTCTACTTTCTTAGACCCTTGGCGAATCGGAGAAATAGCTAGAACGCGAACGATGTGTCGCAGTCATCCGCGCTCGCTGCACCGTCGGAAAATGCTCAGTTTGATGCGCCGTAGAATCGTCGTAGAGGCGTCGTCGTTCGGATCGTCGTCATACGCCGAACACCTCGCGCCCGACATCGAACACGTCTTTTTCCGCAAGGTGGATATACCTCATAGACGTATTCATGTTTGCGTGTCCTAGTACCTTCTGGATCACATTTGCCGATGCGCCTGCTTTTGCGTATGCTGTTCCACAGCCGTGACGGAACGAATGGCAGTGCAAATCGGGAAAGCCACAGTAGACGCATAGCTTCTTGACCTGCTTCTGAAGCCATCGTGCCGTGAGTTTTCCTTTTTGACCGACAAACAGGTACTTCCCGTCTTCCGACGGTATATTCTGGCTCGGTTTCCAGTTACTAATGATTTTCTCGCGCTGCCCAAACACATACAGATGATAAAGCAGGCCAACATTTTCAAAGAGCTGTACTTCATGCAGCTTCTTCGTCTTCTTATCACGGTACTTGAGAAATACATCTCCGGCTTTGTTGCGCTTGAATTGTTCCATACGAAGTGACACCACATCGGAAATTCTCATGCCCATGTAGAACATAAGCGCGACAGCCAGGGCTTCCCTATGCTCTGCTGTTTTTATTATACGCTCCACCTGTTCGGGCTTTGCGTACACCGTTTCGGGAGTATATCCCTTAAGTTCTCCCATATACGAGATCATGTCTTTTATATCCTCTGCGCTAAAATAGCGTGAGAACGTATGAAGAAACTTCTTGAGCGCGGAATACCGCGCAAGAATAGTATTGTAGCTCAAGCCATTATCGAGCCACTCATTCGTCTTTCGCGCAATATGGCGCTTGGTAGGCAAATCGGAGAAGTCAAACTGGCGCATGTTCTCCATATACAGCTTTTTCGTCCTCTCTGCTTTGTTGCCCAGATATATTTCAAATTCTTCCATCAATTTGTCCATAGTGACTTCCATAATGATCTCCTTTCGTTTTTATTTTTCCATGCGTGCAGTGCGCCCGTCCTAGCGTGCAGCCTTGCGTGCCGTCTTGAGAGCTTCCTTAGATAGGGGCGCGGCCATCCGTCTCCATTATATTTGTTGAGTACGGAAGCCGTGATGTCTCCCTCATATTCAAAAGCCTTCGAGAAGCCTTCTGTCTCTACGATTTTCACTCCTTGCGGGAGCTGTACTTCAACCTCCTCGGACGTGGTACCCATCGGCACCATCCCCCAAGAGTGACGATACCCCATCACATTGTGGTTCAAAAACAATGTTGTCTTCATGATATTTCTCCTCCTTATTCTTCTATCCAGCAAGATTTGTCCTCATATTTCATGGCCTTGCCTTCTTCGATGAGAATTTTCTCTGTGATTTTCACTTTCATGATATTTTCTCCTCATATTAGCCGCGCGACCAATTTATGAAAAACCAATCGTGCGGCATATTTTTTCATGCTTATTCCTCTTCGCCATAGAAATCTTCTACGAGAATTTCATTATAGCATGCAATTTGTTCCTCGATGTCTTCGGTGGTCTCCTTACATTCTTTGATTATGTTCTGTAGCTTCTTGTGGATGTATTCATCGTTCTTTTCTAACCCTGAAAGATCTTCTTCCAACTTAGAGATAAACTCTTTGATGATAGAGCCCTTATTGTCCAACATTATAACCTCTTGCTGTAATTCTTCCATTGTAATTCCTCCTCTCTGACGGCATTCAGCGACCTACAGATGCCAGCGCTTCCTTGACGATCTTTCCCCATTCTCCCGATGCTTCGAGGTCTACGGAATGAGGCCTTCCGCGTGAAATGTCCAAAAGATTTCTTCCGACGACCTTATTGCCGTCCAGATATTCAAGATACAGGTCTTCCGAAACCTGCTTGCATCCGGCAGAGTCCACTAGGTCACGGCTAAACAGGAGTCTCACAGAGCCGGTCTTCGACGTGAGTTTGACTCTTGCATAGTCCACTTCGTTGTAACCCAAGTCTACTTCTGATTCGGCATAGCCTTCCATGACTACACCTCCCGAGGTCTTGTATGAAAAATCTCTCTTGGTCATAATGTGTCCTCCTCTGTCCTGCTAGTCCACGCCGTCTGCGCCATACCGCTCTATTTTTTATCATGTCTTTTTTCGATATGACGCTTTATTTTTCCTGCTCTCGGAGTATCTACATACGTCAAACCCTTGGCGAATCGGAGAAACAGCTAGAACGCGAACGATGTGTTGCAGTCATCCGCGCTCTCTGCACCGTCGGAAAATGCGCAGTTTGGCACTGTAGAATCGTCGTAGAGGCGTCGTCGTTCGGATCGTCGTCTCGCCTCCGTCTCCCTTCCACATAAAGAAGTCGTCCGAAAAGAACCAGTCCTTGTTTTCAAAAGACCAGTATAGGTTTCGCTCCTGCACGAAGTTTTCTTCCCTCGGAATTGGCGTGGTTGAAAGCCGTGGCCGTCCGTGCCAGTCGAGCCATTCGTTGTGGACGTGGTATTCCTTTACGAAGAGAACGAATACACCCAGCTCGGATTCGATGGCCGCCTCCCATGTTGCCTCATTCGATAGATTTATCTTGCATGGGATCGCCGTGCCGTCCAGCAATACGACCTTGGTGATGACCGATCGCCGATCACCTTGGCCAAAATATACCTTGTTCTTATAGTATGCCGTCTTCTCTTCGACGCGCTTCATAATGTCGGCTTTGCAGAAACGCAAAAGATGCGTCAGACGAGAGTCGATCTTGCGACCGACCCACGACTTAGCCAGATAGCGCTCCTTCTGCGCTGCCATCGCTGCCGTCATATCCAATTCCATGATATTTCCCCCTTCATTTTTCTATATACAAAACTAACAAAATCAATAGACAGGCAGTAATCATGTTATCACCCGCCTTATAGATGCCTGTTGTATTTGTGGCAAGAGTTATTTCCCACCAGCTTGACAGGCGTGACTTCAAAAACCGTGCCATCGCGCTCGATGTGGTGCGTTTCCGCTTCCCCACCGATAGACCGCAACAATTTTTTGGCAATCGTGATGCTAACAGCGATCCTTCCGTCCCTAATGTCTTCCGATATGGTGCGATACCTGCATCTGTCAAACCGATCTGCCATGTCCAGTTTAATACCAGAAGCAGCCAGATAAGCGCTGATGCGCTCTTCTGTTGGCATCGAATCGGGAAAGTAATAGTATGTTATCCTCATGGCAAACCATCCCCTCCTGTCCCCTCCGTCATGCGACATCGCCAAAGATGGCTTCTATTGCTTCCTCGACGGTAGGAGCTGCCTTAAGCTGCTCGTCGGTCAGTGCCATTCTCCTAGACGAATCAGAGAAAACTTCTACAAGCTCCTCCATGCGCTCTTTTGTGTACTTGCGTGTCTTTGTCATATTTGCCGATTCTTTCATTATATAACCTCCTTATTTCTGCCCATCGAAGCCCATGCCCTCGAGCTTCTCGAAAACCTCACCCATGCAATTCGCTACACCATACGGATCGCCTCCGTTTTTGATGTAGTTTTCCATGATGCCGTCAACAGTGATAACAACATCACTCAAATAATGTCCTTTGTATCCGGCTGCAACGGCGCAGGTGCAGGCTGCATTATACGCTCCTTCTGAGTACGCAAGTTCGGAGTCGGACGCGCCTTCGCTCCTCTTGCCTTGTTTTACGGCAGACGAATCCTCTGCCGCATATTTGACAAATTGTTTCCAGATCTCTTTCATTTTTATTCTCCTCCGTTCTTCCTCCATTTCTCATGGATTTCCTTTTTTACTTCCTCTTTCGGACGGACTTCGGCAACAACGATAGTTACACCGTCCTTTGCGGCTTTTAACATAAATCTTCCAATTTCTACGGATTTACTCCGTCGAAATATTTCATCGGCGCATTAAGGAGAAAAGACTGGCTAGTAAAAAACGCCTCTCTGTCTCCACGCGGGAAAACGGCACCGCAGCGGCTTCCATTTCCCTCCTTGCGCATGTTTTCCAGCGTGCGCTCAATGAGTTTCGCGATATTCGCCTTGTGCGGCTTGAGTTTCTTTTTCCGTAACGCGTCGACGATGTACGCCTTCGCGATTTCAATAACATTGGATTCCGTGACAGGCAATCCTAGCTTCCGAAGTGTATCATCGGAAGGAATATTCCCCTCCAAAATATACAGCAATTTTTCCATGTTTTTGCCCCTTTCTGTTCTCCTCTCTATTCGTTCAAGAACACTTCCAGCTCCTCGACGTACTCCCGAATGACACCAATGAGCTTCTTGCCCAATTCTCCTTCTACACGATACGTCATGGCTGTCGCTTTCCATCCAAAGTCAATGTCAATGCTGCCCCGTTCCAAGACGCATGAGAGAAAACGATGTTCTTCTTGCGCTTTCTCGTATTTTTTTACGAAGGCCGCGGCGTCCTTGTACTTCTTCTCATTGTTTCCCATGATTGTTCTCCCTTCTACGTCGCACCTATCGACGAAGCCAGAACGCGATCAACCATGTGCAGTGTATCGCACGGTATCACGCGCTCGGCTCGGTCGGGAAATGCTCAGTTTAGTTCTTCTCCATGTTCTTCTTAACGCGGACGAGCTTGATCCGGTGCACAACATCCGGCTCGTTCTCGTCATAGCAGCGCTTTTGTTCACGCGCATCGTCAAGGTTCTCCGCTGTCAAGATGGGTTCCCATCCGTTTCCGTAGTCCCCTTGTACTTGCCATTCATCTTTTGTCTTTCTGATATATGCCATGGTATTTCCTCCTCTCCCATTTACATAGCCTTCTGAATCGTATCAGAATACAGGAAGCTATAATCCTTCCCGTACTCGAAACCAGGACGGCGACGAAGAGACTCACGTTCCTCGTCATAGACAGAATCAAAGTCTAACAGTAGACCCGTCTTCCTTGCGAATCGGAGAATGAATTTTTCAATCCATCCCCATGCATCCTCGACATGTTCGGTCTTGTCTCCCTTCTTGTCGAGAACGTATTCAAGCGCCTCGAGGCCGTCGAGCAGTGTCGGCTCAGACGTTGTGCCCCGGGCAATTTCCCCGACTTGAAATGTGGTTTTCGTAATTCTGAACAAGTCGCGCTCCTCTTTTACACACAAAACCTAGACATGCTATGGCCTCCATCTAACCCTTCTACGTTCTCCAAATAGAAGGGCTTAAGCAAGTCATAGTATCATTTTCTCCCTTCTCCGTTGCGAATGGCCTGAACGAACGCCTGGAAGATGCGCTCGTGTTCGGCCTTGTCGCTCCTAGAAAGCGCCTCGAACGCTGCCGCCTCATATTTCTGCACGAAGTCGTAGGAAAGACGGATGTCGCCAAAAGGCACGTAGCCCGTCGCGATGGCAAGGCCGTCTCCGAGATTGTAGATGTCGGCATACCAACCGTACACCTTAGACGACGTGCACCACATCGGTTCACGGCCGCGCAAAAGGAACTGAGCCTTGCAGTATTCGACAGAAACGATATTCCTGCCGAACAAATGCCGCATGTATTTCTTTGTGGTTTTCATTTTCATGGTTTTGCCTCCTCTTAAATATCCGTCCTCATGATCTCATCAAAGTAAATGCGTCCGGAACGCGTCTGAAAATACGCGCGAGCGGTCGCGCTGTTACGAACACGCGACCTGCAAAGCCGGCTCTTTTTCTCCCCCTTGATGTACCGATAAAGAACAACGTCATCGACGCCGTACTCGATACCTACGACCGCGATCCCGCAGCCGCAAAAAAACGAATATGTTCCAATAATCTTTTCCATAAAAATACACTCCCTTTTTATCAAATCGAAGAAAATTTTTTACTGCCTGCCGCCTCGTCCGTAATACTCGAGCAGATCATGAAGCCTCTGCTCGTCGCAGGCGGCTTCCATTGCGTCATACGTTTCCGCGTCGTCCTCGAATGACCGCAAATAATCGCAGTCACGAGCAAGCTGCCGCTCGTTTTCGCAGATAACAGGAATGACGTCCTCGATCGACGCGCAGCCGTGGAGAAAATCCATAGCCACCGCAGCGGGAACGTCGCCCTTGACGACATTGCTTCCGATATAGGCCCAGTCGCCGTCAATACGGATGCAGTAAATATACGGGATAACAGAACCCGAAACACGCTGTACTTTTGCCATGAAAAAATCCCCTTTCATTTCTGCGGCTTTTCTCGTCGGCGGGGCCGGGGGCACC